TTACTACCTTTTTCATCTATCCATCGTTCTAATAGTACCCAAATTAAATATGCAGAAAAAGCTGCAGCTCCATATCCAACCATAGATTTTACAAGCATTTTCTCTAGTATAACAGTACTGGCAAATGCTGATAAAACAAGAAATGTAGTTGAAACAGGTATTCCTATTCGTGTTAGTAGTAATAATATAGCTGGTGCTAAAGCATGATACCATTGTATTTTTTGAAATGGGATTTGTGTTAATCTTTCAAATGCAATATCTCCGTTATAAAACCACCAACCATATACAAGCGTAAATGTCATAGCTAAAGAGGCTGCACCCCATAATGTATACCATTTAAATCGTTCTTTATTTGAAGCTAGAAAAGTACCTAATGTCTGTATAGAATCATTTGCAATAACTGAATATGCAGATAATAGAAATCCTAATCCCATCCATATTGTTAAATCTATCATTTTTTAATGAAAACTCTTTTTTTGCCATTTTTTACGTCTGTACCAATCTTTTCTATCTGTTCTCATATCTTCTCTAGTTTTATGCGCCCTTGTTAGAACTCCATCTTTTAAATTAGTAATTTTATGTTTCCATTCTTGTCTTTTAAAAGGAATTACTTGAATCATTGGAGTTCCTATTTTTAATTTTATTTCGTGTCCAATATCTAATCCAGGAAATATACATGGAAAATTTATAGTATTAAAATATTCATCTGTATCTACTATTCCTGATAAAGGAATATACGGTAAATCATGTCTGTTTAGAGGAGGAGTAAATATACAAGAATAGCCTGGAGACGTTTCGATTATCCACGGATTATAGAATTTAATTACTCTAAAATGAGAAAAAGGTGCTTCAGGATATTGTGATGTATCATGACTTTCTACAATAGTATATTTTTCAAGTCGTTTTTTTTCTTCTTCTGATTTCCATAAAATTTTATTTTCAGTTTCGGAAATAATAACTAAAGTTAAATCCATTGGTAGAGGGATTATATATCCAGCAGTCATTGCATCTAAAAAAGGTATACATTTTTTAACTGTTTGGTAATCTTCTTTTTCTGCTTCTGGATAAAGATGTTTCATCCATTGCGGAACAGCTTTAGATGCAGGAAAAGGACTTGGAATATTCAAGTCCTCCCACTCTCTAACTAAATGAAATTTTATATTTACAGTCATTTTTGTGGAATTTGAAAATTAATAATTTGTGATACATTTCCTTCAAAGGTATGAGTTCCTATATGATTTAATTTAGTTTTTGGATCAAGCCAGATTTCTCCTCCTAATTTTTGCCAAAGACGACAAAATCTATAATCTTCTGATAAATAACGTCTATCTTCTTCATCAATATGTGTATCAAAAAATGCATAACACCATTTTCCTAATTTTGGATCTATATTACTATCATTTTTATAATGAAGTTCAGGATATTCAAGCATCATTCTATCAAAAACAGATCGTTTAATACAAAAGAATCCTGTACTTGCATCTAAAACTTCTACTAATCCATTTTCATATCTAATTCTTTTATTAACAGGATCAACAAATTTAAAATTTAAAGCATATTGAATTGGAAGAGCTTTTTTAGGATAAGCACTTGCAACAACATCTTTATTTGCTGATACTGCACGTAAAATTGCATCAGGTTCCCATTCAATATCTGCATCTAAAAAAAATAAATGTGTAGATTCACTATCTAAAAACATAGCTGTTAATATATTTCTAGCTCTTGTTACTAGACTCTCATTTCTTAAAGTAGTTAGTCTAAAAGGAATAGGAATTTGTGTTACTATTTGCGTAGTTTTAAACATACTTAAAAAATATTGATCTGTTATCATTCCTCCATAGCAAGGAGTAGCAAAAAATATATTTTGTTTCTTTAAAAAATCTTCATCAATAGGCGCTGTTTCAGTAAAAGTTTGAGGAGCCTCTTTATCAGGCTCCTCTGATATTATCATATCCGAAAGTTTTACCATTAATCTAAATCTTCTACAGATTCTTCGATTGGATTAGCTTCGTCTCCAGCTTCCCCTGCAAAATAAGCAGTATTTTGAAGAAGCCATTGTTTTTGATCATCATATGTTTGTCGTTTATAAATACGATCTAAATCATACTTTTCTAATTCTTCTTCTTCTTTTGTAAGAGAAACACTAGCACGAGTAGGAATACAAGTATACTTAACATTTTGTGGAAGTGGACCTGTTTTTTCTTTTTTTACAGTAATATCATATCCTGATTTTGAATCAGCAGGATTTCCATATTCTGGATTTGAGGCATAATCAACGATTTGACGATAAATTGTAGATTTTAAATCAAATAATTTAACTTGATTATCTCTTCTATCAATTACATTACATACATATGCAAATTGAGGTTTATCAGACCATATTGATTCATCTAATTCTTTAAATGGATCGGGTTGTTTATCATCAAATTGTTCTGTTTGTCGATTAAATCTCAAACATTCTACTGGCATTTTTTTACCTTCATTAGTTGTTGTCCAATAAACATAACGCGGTAAAACGTCTCCAATAAGACGAAGTTTATTATCTCCTATATCTAGAGTTAGTCGTTGTACTTCACGACGTTGAGTGCCAGTTACAGCACTACCTTTTGCTTTATCCCATGATACCATACTATTTTTCTCCTTTGTTTCGTATTAATTCTGGAACGAAAACTATTTTGTCTTCGATGGTTTTTATAAATGGATTTTGATTAGTCCAAGTAATTTGTTCTTTTGTAAGATATTTTAATGGAATCCGTGCTGATAAATTATTTGCAGGTCTCATTGATAATAGAAATAAATATTCTAATTTTTTTCTAGTAGTACAAATTGCTGTAAGAAAATCTCCATTTATAAAGTAACTTTGTTCATCTTTACATATATAGTGAGATATAATTTCGTTATATTCAGCTGTAATTATTATCTTACTATTCCTTAATATTTTTTCAGGAATACTTTTTATGTGTAAAGTTTTATATAGGCTATTTATATTTTTAGCCATTAATTTATTATACCCTTTATAAAGAGCATAAGTCAATATTAATATACCATTAGAATGTCCATCTGCATCTTTTTTTAACTCATACCAATTAAAATAAATTTTATTAGATTTCATATTTTTTTAACTTATACCATTCATATCTAATTTTTTGTTGTTTATTTACAATAGGTCCTCGTAACCAAAAATCTATTATTAAAGGATTTTGTTTATCTTCATGTTCTCTTATAATTCTACCTATTCTTTGTTCTAATTTAATAGGATTATTACTTGGACATGTGAGAAATAATGTATCAAGACGATGACAACTAACTCCTTCATCAAATAATTTTGTACTTAATATACATTTATATTTAATTCCAATTTTTTCTAATATTTCTTTTCTTTCTTCTTCTTTAGTTGCTCCAATCATTAATGCGCTATTAGGAATTATTTTATTAAGTTCTTTTAACATATTTAATCTATCTGATAAAATTAATGGGCATCTGCCATTAGAAATTTTTTCAATTGCAATTTTTGCAATTAGTTTTAAGTATTCTAAATTTTTAGAAAGTTTATTTATTTGACGACTCCAATCGCGTTTAGGATCTATTACCATAAAAGTAATATCTGTTGATATAATTTCTACTTTTGGCTTTAATAAAATTCTTGGATCTTTTGCATAAGATTTAAAATCTGTAAAATAGTCATCTAAATATACATGTTTTCCATCTTTTCTTTTTGGCGTTGCTGTGACAGCAATTTTTGCTCTGCAGTTAATAGAATTAACTGCTTGTGAAAACATGTCGGCGGGGCATAAATGAGCCTCATCAACTATAAGTAAACTAAATCTATCATGTAATTCTTCTATATTATTTAATACGCTTTTATAAATACCAACAGTTATATCTTCTATAGAAAAAAGTCCATCACCAATAGTCCCTATATCTATATTAGGAATTTGAGTTTTTAATTCATTAATCCATTGTCTAAATAATAATTTAGTATGAACAAGAATTAATGTTTTTTTATTAGCTTTTGCTATTAAATTACATGCAACATAAGTTTTCCCCCAACCACAGGGTGCTTGAAAAAGTCCACTCCTTACCCTACCACTTATTGAAAAAAAATCATCAACCATATTTTGTTGTTCTGGTCTAAGCTTTCCACTAAATGTAAGTTCTTTTTTAGAATCTTCAAAATTTCTTAAATCTTCATATTCTGTAAAATCTAATTTTTTATATGAATTACTAGGAACTGCATAAATATTTTTTTCTTTATCTAGTTCATATGTAAATAAAATATCATCTACTATAAGATAAGTATATGCAGATTTAAAAGAATTAACATCTTCTATATCAGATTCTTTTATATAAATTTTATCTGTAATAGTTGCATGTTTAATTTTTATTTTTTGCATAGTTTTTTAAATAATTTTCATAAATATATTGCAACTCTATTATGTTTTGAAAAAGAAAATTCAATTGGATGCCAACATTTATCAATATTTACAAGTGTTATATAATATTTTTCATTTATATTTATTTCATGTGTATTTATTTCAAATGGGTAAGAAATTTGTTCTACCCAAATCATATTTTCTTGTATTTTTTTAATTTTTTTACAAGTTAATTTAAATTTTTCTTTTGTTGTAAGATCAAAAATTTGTGCAGTATCATCTACACCCCATTTACATTTTGAATTTATTATTTCTTTTATATCTCTACAAGTATAAT